GTTAAGCTTAGAGACTATCAAAAGGACATGTTACGTAACTTTCAAAATGAAAGATTTAATGTAGTTCTAGCTTCTCGCCAAATGGGTAAAACCGTTACAGCTTCAATCTTTAACGCATGGTACCTAACTTTCCAAGTTGACAAGAACACTCTACTTCTTGCGAACAAGTCAGATACCACTAAAGAAATTATCGATAAGGCCAAAACTGTAATTGAGAACCTACCCTTCTTTATGAAACCGGGCATTATTAAGTATGACGTTATGAACGTTAAAGCTGATAACGGTTGTCGTCTTGTAGGTCAATCTACCACTGCTAAAGCAGGTATCGGTTTTACGATTCACACTCTATTCTTGGACGAGTTTGCACACATTCACGGTTCAATTGTAGATACGTTCTATGAAAACGTATATCCTACTCTGTCAGCGTCAAAGGTGTCACGTATCATCATCACTTCTACACCTAACGGTTTCAATAAGTTTTATGAAATCTATTCAGCCGCAGAGAAGGGGCTAAATGCCTATAAAGCCACTCGTATTGACTGGTGGCAACACCCTGACAGAGACGATGAATGGTATGAACGTGAATTAGGTAACCTGGGTTCTGAAGAAGCCTTTAACCGCCAATACGGTAATGAATTCGTATCATCATCAAACCTACTATTTGACCCTGTAACGATGAAGAAACTTCGCAAGGGAATGGCTAAATACGAATACGAAGATCTTGAAGAGTTTGAAAACATTCACATGGATTTGAAGGGATACCTTGGGTTTGCTCCAGATTTTGATGTTGAATATGCAAAGGAAGAAGGTAGATATTATGTGTTCTCAGTTGACATTGCTGAAGGTAACGGTGGCGACTATTCGGTAATCAACCTATTCGAGATAGTGCCAATGAAAAAGAAGCAAATGAAGTACGTTCAAAACCCAGGGGCAATGTACGATTTCTTCACGTTAAAGCAGATTGGTCTATTTAGGTCTAATGAGCACGTAATTGAAGACTTTGCTAAAGTACTTTATACCCTATCAGTTGAAATCTTTGAGCCTGAGAACGTTAAATTGATCATTGAATACAATACCTATGGTTCTATTCTAATTAAGTATTTGACAACTCTATTCCCACAGAGAAACGAGTTTGATGAAGAGATGATTGTTAGATTCAGACACCGCCACGATGCAAGGGTTTTGAAACCAGGCATTAGAGTCAAATCCGACAATAAACCTGTGATGTGTCAGAACCTTAAAAAGCTAGTTGAGGGTAATAGAATTGATTTCACTGAACATCAAACAGTAACAGAAGCATCAATGTTTGGTACTCTTGTAAATGGTTCTTATGGTGCTCAACATGGTAATGATGATACTCTAATGACGTGTGTCACGATCACTGAATTCTTCTTAACAGTTGATTACGCTGACTTCATTGAAGAGGTTCTTGATCACATTGATGAAGGCCTTCACAACTACATGGAGAAAATTCTTTATAAAGATCAAAACACTGACGGAGACCTACAATATGACATTTATGATTTGTTGAATTGATAAATTGTCGTAGTTTCCTTGATATATAGTTAAAGCAAAAAAAAGTCCAATATAAAATTATGGCACTAAGTCCACAACTTCTACAATTCAAGAGCTCTGGTGTATACAGACTTGAATTCGATAAGTCGCAGACTGTCAACATTCCAGCCGAAACAATCAGATTGATTGTTGGTCACTCTAAGAAAGGACCATACAATTCTCCTGTTTTGATCGACTCAGTTGAACAGTTCATCAATGTTTTTGGTAGCATTGATCGCAACTTGGAGAAAAAAGGCATGTTCTTCCACAGATCAGCTCTTACAGCTCTAACAAGAGGTCCTATCCTAGCTCTTAACCTAGCTAAATTTGATAGCGCTGACCTAATTTCTTATGCAGCACCTGTAACTGATGCTTCAGATGCACTTTTAACTGCAATTGAGAACGAAAATGAGTACTCAAAGTTTTTCAACACTGAAAAATTCTGGACTCCTTCTGACGACGCAGTTAACAATGTAATCGGTAATGCTATTACAGGTAACGTTCTAAGATTCGCTAACATCAAGCAAGATCCTATCACTGTTATTGTTAGACAAGCACAAGACGTTAAACCTTTCAATATCACTGCAAGAGAGTGGTACGGAGAAGGTAACGTTCCTGCATACCTAAATGACTTTGATTTTATGTCAGACTTCATGGTCGACGTATTCGTATTCAAAGGTGGTTTTGATCCTTCACTAATGGACACTGATCCTATTTATGGAGCATTCTTTACAGCTAATGGTCTAGATAAGACTAAGCTTGCTGAATTCGCTAACCTAAGACAAGTATCTCTAATTGCACAATACACTGGTTCTATTCTTCCAGGTTTCACAGACCTAGAAGGCAACCAAATGTATGTTGAGACAATGATCAATTCTGAAGCAAGAAGAACAGGTTTGTTCTGCGCTGTTCTAGAAGATGCAGTTCTTGACGAAACAGGTACTAAAGCAGATCTAATCGGTCACTCAGGTGATTCTCTAGACGCTCTATCTTACTCTCTATCAACTAATGACAGAGATGTTGATGTTGATACAACAGCTGGTACTGGCTGGGTTTACGCTGCAGGATCTAATACTGCAACATTTACTTACACTGGTTCATCTCTACCTAACTTTGATCTAAAAGTTGGACACTACATTCACGCTGAAGAAGCTAATAGACTAGCTAAAGTAACAAGAATCATTAAGAATGAATCTACAGGCGCCGGAACTCCAGCGTCTTACACTGCAGCTACAGTTTCTCTACCTGCTCTAGGCGATGACGGTGTTAATGGTGTAACTACTACAGTTTCTGGTTCTACGTTAACAGTTACGAACCTAGACCTAACTGCAGTTTCTGGTATTGCTGTTAACAAGTACCTAGCAGGTGCTACAGCTGGAACTTACGTTAAGATCACTGCAGTGACAGCAACTACTATCACGTGTGATGCATCTATTTCATCTGCTTACGACGCAATCGATACTTCTGGTGGCGCTACAAACATCGCAGTTTACACATACATAGCTGCAGTTCCAGGCCCATTGACAACTACTTACACTGTTTACATTCACACTACACCTAAGCAATCTGCATTTGTAGGTGCTTACTCTTCATACGAAGAAGCCGCATCAGTGTACTACCCATTTGTTCTAGATGGCGCGTTGATTGGTACTCAATCTATCCTAGATTGCCTAGACGCAGTAAACACAGGTACAAACTTAGGTAATACTCTAGCAGACAAGGACAGCATCACATACAGATACATTGTTGATACATTCGGTTCTTACGAAGCTGCTAATGGTATTCTAAACAAGTCACAGCTTTCAAACCTAGCTAAGACAAGACAGAATGCTGCTGCAATTCTAAACGCACCAATGATCTTTGAATTCAAAGTATCTACAAACCCATCTTTCATCGATGATAATGGTGCATTCAATGTAAATTACGTTGCGACAGGCGGTAACCTAGACAAGAACCCAACTGCATTGTATTCTTTACCTTCAATCAACGAAGGTGCTAACTTTGCATTCTACTACGGTCCAGGTCTAGTTGTTAGAGAGAACAATAAAGATCTTATCGTTCCTCCAGCAGCTTACGTTTCTAACAACTTCATTGACAAGTACACTGATTCTCTACCATGGGCAATCGTTGCTGGTCCAAGAAGAGGTGTAGTTTCCGGTTCTGGTGTATCAGGTGCAGAATACGCATTTGACAAGGCGGACAGAGATGTTCTTGAACCATTCGGTTATAACCCAATCGTCTTCCAAAGAGGCGTTGGTCTAACAATTCTCGGTAACAAGACTGCACAACAGTCTGTTCAATCAGCGCTGTCATCGGCTCACGTAAGGGAGGTGTTGATCTTCATACAGGAAGGTATTGCCAACATTCTTAAGGATTACGTATTTGAGTTCAACACGGCTCAAACAAGACTTGAAATTAAAACTCTAGCTGACTCATTTATGGAATCAGTTAAAGCTGACTTTGGTGTTTACGATTACAAAAACGTAATGGACACTACAAACAATACCAATGATGTGATTGATGCAAATATGGGTATCGTTGATACTTATGTTGAACCAGTTAAAGGTCTAGAGATTGTTGTTCACAGAACAACCATCCTAAACACTGGAGAAATCTCAACTGGTAACTTCAGCTAATCGGATATATAAAAAAAGCTTAAGAAGAAAATGCCTTTACCACACTATTCAAACGATCAGACCAGCAGAAAGGGTAGAAACTTTGAGCCAGTACAACAGTCACTGTTCGAAGTAACAATTATCCCACCTGCAGGTGTACAAGGTGCTAACATGCTTCTTCAGCAAGTTAAGTCAATTTCTGGTCTAGCAATCAACAAAGAGATTGGTACTCAGGAGCAGAAGTTTAAGTTTGTAACACGTTCATTTGCATCTCAACCAGATTCAACTGCACTAGACGTTGCAATCGCTTTCGAACTTAACTTGAACGAAGCTAACGAAGCATACGTATACAAGACGCTAAAACAATGGTATAATTTGATTTACAATCCAAATACCGGTGCTTTTGGCCTAAAGAAAGATTACGTTGGTACTATCATCGTAACACAATTTAACAGAGCGGGTGACATCTTTAGAACAGTTACTCTAGAAGATGCGTTCATTTCATCAGGTCTTCCATTCCTAGAGGGTGGTGACTATTCAGACGCAGCTCCTCAAACCCTAGAGGTTACTTGGAGAGTTGACTCTTGGAAAGAACAGCTTGCATAATTTTAACCAAAAAGGAGCAGGTTCACAAGATCTGCTCCCTTTTTTGACATTTTTCAAAAGATAATATCTTATCAAGGTAGTATGAACGATACATCAAAGCTCACCAAAAAACTTCAGGTTCTTCTGTCTGAAGATGAGGTGGCGATTCTCAACAGAATCATTCTTAATGACGCAATTGAAAACGGATCAAGACCAATTTCAATGTCAGCTTTCATTAGAGAATTAATCCGACTTAAAATCGAGTCTACGTCAGATGATCAGAAGACATTTGACAAAACCAAGTTAAAGCAACTTAAAAACAAATAATTATGAGCGAAGAAAACGATTACAAATCAATGGTTGACGAGAAAGACGGCATCGTTGAAGAAGTAAAAAAGAATGGCCTTGGCAAAGCGTCAATGGCTAGATTTAGTAATGACACGTTGGATTCAGACACCCATTTAGGTTACGTTGACGTTAAAATGGAAGACGTACCTTCCGTTGGTATGTTCTATCCAGCAGACACAACAATTAAAATTAGATCTGCAAGAGTGGCTGAAATCAGACACTTCTCAACTCTTGATGAAAGTAACATCATCGACATTGAAGAGAAATTGAATCAGATCATTAAAGGTTGTGTTAGAATTCAATCAGGCACAAGAATGCTTTCTTACAAAGATATTCTTGAAGAAGATAGAATCTATTTACTTCTTTTGATCAGAGATCTTACTTTCCCTGAGCCAGAGAATAAAATCATGATTAAGCATCAGCATGATGGTAAAAACATGGATGTTGAATTATCGGTTAAACACCTTCAGACTGAAGATATTGATTCAGAAATTG